CATCATCATCGGAATCCGCCTCGTCATCATCATTGGGAGGAACTGGAGAAGGGTCAGGGGAGTCATCACTCTTCAAAATTTCAAACAAATCTTCCTCGTCATCCTCCTCTTTTTCCTGGGGTGGGGGCTTTTGAACCTTGCGTGGGTTTTTCTTCCCCCGGCCTCTTTTGATTGAAAGAGGAGATCTGCTTGGTGATTCGGCATCTTTGAGTAACAGCTCAAGAGACTCGGCCATGGACTGACGTTCCATTTTAAAAAACGTATGTTTAAGCTTCTTTAAGATACATATTTATCTGATTAGTAGTCAATAATTATATTGATTAATTAATTAGTCAGAGTCATCTGAGTCTTCCAAATCATCTTTCTTCTTCTCAGGGACCTTCTTTTTCTTTGAGGAAGAGTCTGAGTCGGAGTCTGAGTCAGAGTCTGAGTCATCCTTTGCCACCTGTGGCTTCTTTTTCTTGGCCGCCTTGGGTGGCGTTTCCTTAATGGAGTCAGCCGGAGTTTTGTACTTAAGCTTGATCTTGTCAAGGAGAGAAGAGGATGGCTCCTTGAGCTCATCCTCATACTCACTGTCATCAGGTTCTCCTGAAAGCTCGCCAATACAAACATCATTCTTCCGCTTGTCCTTAAAGGATCGCGTGATGCAATGTTTTTGACTTTTTCCAACCTTTACTACCACATGGTTGTCGTGGTACTTGTCAGTCTTCTTGAGATGCTTGTTCCTTTCTTCGGGACTTGGATCCTCGCCCACTTCATCTAGTCCTTTGCTAGCATCGGGACCTTCATCATCATCCGACTCTTTACTGCTCTTTTCCTTAGCTCCCTTTTTCTTCTTTTTGGAATCCTCCTTCCGTTCCGGAGAAAGAGTTTTCAGTTCATCTTCGTCAAACACCTCTTCATCTCCCTTGTTATCGTAGATAAAATCATAAATTTTACTATATCCTCGGGAGGTATCCTTGTTTTTGCCCTTGTTTCGGCAGGTAGTGCAACGATAAAAGGCCTTCCTAAGTTTTGCCTTCCTCTCATCTTTGGGTGGATCCTGTTTTATGTCACCCAGTTCGAGTGGATTCCCATTGATAACAGTGTACTGTGCCTTCCTGCCACAGTGTCCCTCACAATCACCCTTCTGCATATAGGCACAAAGATTCTCCTTTGTAGAGAGAAAATCGGAAGTCTTTACCTTGAACTGTTCAACCTTAGCTGGAGTAGCCTTGGTGTTTTTCTTTGTTGCCTTTAGAAGAGAAACCTCTTCACTCAACTTCTCAACCTTCTGATTAAGGGATGTAAGTAGTTCAATAACTTCGTCTGACATCTTTTTTGTAAATGAAAATCTCTTTTTAGAAAATCATTTTTGGTTTTTTGGGTTAAAAATGAAATCATAAAGGTGTTTAAAGAAGGAAAAAAAGGATGGATGACAACAAGAAAAAGCAAATCCACTATAGTAGTAATGACGATGATAAAAAGAAAGCTGTCTATTATGGAAATCATATCCATTACAAAAAATATTGGAACAATGCTGGTAATTAAATCGGTGTTATTATCTAAAAATGATGATGTTATTTAAAACAAAATTGAATTCCTAAATAGATTCTGTTTTAAGAAACAGAATGTCCACACAAAACAACAAACAAGGTTCCTACACAAACAAAGGACAGTATTATTCGAGTTTGTCCTATGCGGTTAAGAGGGCGAGGAACCTTGGGAAGTATCAAAACAGACATTAATTTTGACTCAATGTGTCAAAAGAGTAGATTTACCTCGATCATTGAGTTAGTAGAAAGTTAGGGCTCTGATTGGTAACAACTGAGATTCTTCACAATATAAATACTCACGAATGAGTATTTCTATTCCATCTTCATCTTCATCTTCGGCTTCACCGGTGTTTTCATCCAAAATTAGAAAAGAAAAATTATCATCCCCGCTTGGATTCCAAACAAAACTTTTTTGTTCTGATTCAAATTCTATTGAATGATCATCCAGGGAAAATATTTTTCTTTTGTTGGTAACCATGACTACCACTACTTTCCCACCTGATAAATCAATCTCCAGTTCGTTGATCAACATATTGTGAGGAAAACTTCTTCTTAATTCTGAATCTTCAATACATTCAAGAGCATAATCATTCTCTTCCATTTCTTGAACTATCCTAGCCATGAATTTTGTACACTCGGTCCGATAGAAATTTTCATTATAGTATTCTTTCGGAACAATTTCATATATTGATTCTACTTCATTCAGGGGTTTGTCATCTTGCGGAATATCTATAAAAGTTGTCGCCTCAAGTTCCTCATCATTACAATAGGTAAGTAGGAAATGATATTTAATACCATGAAAAAGATCAATCCCTTCGTCAAAAACTAATACCTGGGGATTGTAATAATGCTTGATATGTCTCATTCTTTGATCATACACATCTAACATTTGAGCGCCCCGAAAGATACAAAACATTCTAGAATCGGGCGGTACCTCTACTGAAGATGGGTTGAATATTCCAAAAGAAAGATATTTAACCTTCCAAATCAAACTCTCATCAACTTCAAATGGTATCTGATCAACCCAAAATCCATGTCTTCTTTTATACAAATATTGATAGAATATAAAAAGTGCCAAAACAATAATAAAAACTGTCAAAAGGTCAAACATTTTTATTCATGATAAAAATGACCCCTGCATTAGAAGATTTGGATATTGTCTATTCTGATGATGAGGATGATATTATTGAACGTGTCTATTTTTTGTGTGATATAAGCGAAACAAAGGTACAGAAAACCCCAGAAATAGATATTAGTCAATTGTTACAAAGCAAGGAAGAGTCTGAGACAATCGAAGAACCAACGGTAACCCAAGTTGAGAGTATTGTGAAAAATGAAATCATCGGTGAAAGAGAAATAAACATAGTTAGAATAGCCATTGAGGAAGGGATACCCCAAAAGTTTATTTTTTATGACAACGAAGATGAGTTGATTAATCTCAAAAATGTTCTCCGTGGGATGGACTCCACAACCGGTCTTTATATGGTAACCCGAAACTATTTTAAGATTACACCTCTCAATTATATGATGATCTATTTCTTGGCAAACTATGAGAAGATGGATAATGACGAGTTGATTGGACAACTAAACAAGATTCAAAATATTACTGAAAAGAATTTCAACCAGATTACATTTGAAGAATATGTGAGAGAGATTAGTATCATTGTTCAAGAGAATGTCAAGATTATGAAAATTAAATTAGAGAAGATTGAAAAATTCTATTCCGAGATCAACTCGCTTTCTTTTTCAAATCAACCAGAGGATATCGAGAGAACTCTCAGAATGGTTGAGGTGAAGATGGAGATATTTTCACGTGACGGTGAGTATCAGTTTGATATTGACAGTGGTGAGATTGTCTTTGACAATATGAGAACTACCTCACGAGTCCCACTCATATTGTATGTCTCTTTTACCAATAACTTTTACAAGATCAACGAGGATACTGATCTTCTGGGTGATGTTTTTGATGAAGAATACAAATTGGAAGAGAAATATGAAAATCATATCTATCTGTTTGTGAGAGTTACACATGCTGATTCAATCAAGATTCAGGTAGTTGATCTTGATCTTGAACAGTCTAAGATTAGTTTCAGTTATCCTGGAAATACACTCAACCAGATCAAAGAATACATTAAGAAGATTATTCCAAATATTGTATATGTCGAGGAAAAGAAAACTTCCCTCCGTGGAAGTTTTGAAATAGACTTTGAAAATTACAGTGATCTGAGAATGAGATATTTATGTTTGATGAATGAAATGTTTTCAAGTTTCTTCTATGTGAAAGAGAATGCCAACCCCCGATCTTTGAGAAAAAACATCAAGTATTACTTCAAAAATTACGAGGAGAAAGGTGATTATTCTCTTTATTTTTCGATGGAAAAGAAGTATGCCAATCACTTTACAATCACTTTCAATACTCATGAAAACAAAAGATCCAATGTGAGTGAATTTATTCTAATCCTATCCAAGATGATCACATACTATAATAAGATTAACTTTGAGGAGACTCTGATTCCGAATATTGAAGAAAGATATACTGGTCCGGATGGAGATGGTTTGGGAGGAGAATTTATTCCAGAGGGAGATGAAAAGGTTAAGATCTCGAGTAAAAAATTGGACAATCTCCAACGACGAGCTCCAGGCATGTTCCCTGGTAACATCTATGGAAAGTTCTGCCCCTGTTCAAAACAACCAGTTATCATTGACGAGGAAGATGTGAAAGATTGGAAAGATTATAATCCTGAACGAAATGTGGTACTTTTTCCACCAGCCGAATCAACCCAGCGCACCAAGAAGTATAATTTTGTCTGCCCCGATAACAGGTACCCCTACCTCTATTTTATGCAAACTAAGAAAGCGGATTGGAAATACCCTATCCTCCCTTGTTGCGGAATCAACCCCTCTCTGAATAATCACATTCTCAACTATGATAAAATAAGGGAAGATGAGGTAGAATATTGGTCTAGGAAAAATGAAGGAAGGGTGAGAAGGGAAATCCGTTTGAAAACTATTAAAATTCTTTCTCCAAACCAAACCGGTGTTCTCCCGGGAGATCTGAATAGTTTCCTTAAAAAGATTAAAAATGTTCCATATATTCGTACCGGTGTAATCAAGAGTGATACCGCATCATTCATACATTGTATCATCAAGGCCTCCAGTCATCTGGAAGAGTATGTCACTTACATTGATCCAAGAAACAAAGAAAAAATTAGTAACGTTAAAAATATTATTCAACTGAGAAACAGTTATTTGGAAAGAAATATCAAAGAAAAGATTGATCTAGTGAATGCATTTAGAAAGAATTTGGGATCTTTTGTGAATCTTGCCTGTTCTACCCAAGAAACCTATCAGTTTTCATTGAGTCAGGTAGAAGATTTTGCCGGAGATCGTGAGAAGATTTTTGATTCAACTTATTATTATCGTATCCTAGAACAGATTTTCATGTTGAATATTTTTGTTTTCTTATATCAGAATGATACAGTCACTATAGAAAAACCAAATCACAATTATTATCATATCCGAGATTTTAATCCAGAATTTCCGACAGTGTTGATTTTCAAACATCTCTCTGAGAGATCTATTCCCTCTTATGAACTAATTCAAGTAGAGTCAAAATCAGAATCTCCCATTCTGAGAGATTCAACATTCTTGGAAGATATGAAAAATTTTATCGAGACTAAGAATTATTCAATCGGGATTCTCACAACCGATGAAGGAAGGGTTATGAAGAACGCAAACAATGGAATTAAGTGGGATTTCATCCTGAAGGATTATAACATTATTTCGCAGGATGTGAATGATTCCGGCAGATTGATCAAGATCAATATTTCATTGAAACGTGGAGAAAAGATGAGCATTTTTACCCAGCCATCCTATCCCTTGAATGTTAAAATATCCAAGATGATCTATGAGACCAAAAAAGAAACCGTCACTGAGATTTTTGGAGATGACTACATCATTGGTTCGGAAGGTTTTTGGTATTCAGTGAAAGATTTCAAGTATGGTATCTTCATCCCCGTCAAAGGTGTTAGACCTCTCCAGAACAAAGAAAAACAATCATTCGCCTATATTCTTCTCAAGAACAGTTTCACAACCAATCAACAGATTAACAATATTAGTATTGTAAGGAAAAATGCTAACATTATCAAACAGATTGTTTTGTGGCTTTGGAATTTGAGTGACATTGTTGATGTGGATGAATGGTTTGATATGTACACATGTCTGATGACCGAAAAGAAACTGATTGACATTATTAATCTTACACCAATCAAGGTTGACTACCGTTTTCCACAAGAAGTGAAGGGGACCGAGGATGGAATTTATCATTATGAAGAGATTCTTCCACTTATTTTTAACATGGGTAAGATTCAACTGTATGAAGAACTGAGAGAATCTCTGAGAATCTATATCAGAAACTATCAAAACAGTCTGAGTGGTTATGAAAAGTATCCCAACAAATCAATTATCAACATTTTTACAAATGAGAGTGATTTCAAGAAACATTCTGATACAAAGATCATTATTGGGAGAAATAATTATGAACAGTATTTCAACAAACTAAAGAATACTGAAAATGATATTGAGGATATTCAAGATTTTTACAGTTCGCGTTTGGGAGTTTTCAACTACCGTTCTACCAATGATGGAAATTACTTCCTGGTCCAAAATACCTATTCAGAAAGAAAAGAGGAAGCTATTATTGTCTCACTTATTTGGAATATCTACAGAGTTAATCTTGGATATGATGTAATGAGAAATACAATTTGGAAACATTTTCCTGATTATCCTTTCCTTTTGGAATTCTTTTCTTATACTAAAGAAGAGTTAATCCGGTATTCTAACAGTGAAACTGATATTGAATCACAAACATTTGAAGAAGCTGTCTACTATCTAGCTAAGGAAGGAATTGGAATGCCCACTGATCATTTCAAGAAAGAGGCCAGTGTAAGATACCGAAGCTCGGAGGGAATGTATGAAGAGTTAAAACCCGGCTTGGAAGAGGCAGATGTCTGGGAATATGGAAACGGGGCGTATGCAGCCATGCTGATCGTTTCAAAATAAATACGTACGTATTTATTTCATTTTACCGCATTTTCACTGATATTGATATGTTTTTGTTCATGGTTCTTTGTTATTGTTATTTAGTTCAAGCCTTTGATTTAATAGAGAGGACCGTTTTTTTGTTCTATAATCGAAGTCATTTTCTCTCAACAAAATTGAATGAGAAAAAGATTTTTTTGAAATAAATGCTGGCAGTCAAGGTGGAAAAACCACAATATCTACTCACACGAGAGGCCAAGGAGAGGATTCTTTTTCTCCTTTGTCTGGCCAATTTCGGCTCGTGGAAAGTGAAAAATTTCACCAACTCTCAAATATGGGAACGATTTCGTAAAGGCCATTTTGTCTTTACCAAATCTGACTGTTTCCATGACAAAATCTTGACCGAAGTTGTTTGGACAGAGATCTTGGCTATTTATATAATCTCTGTTCCACTTGTCATTAACATTGAACATATCCTGCAACATCTATATTTTGAAAACAGTGACAGTGACAGTGGCTGTCTCTATGACAAACGCTTTTACGGACCTCCCTACTATCCCTCCTACTACTACGAACTTGATGACTACGACTACTACTACCACGACTACCACCACGACGACGACTACTCCAGTGACGAAGATGATCCTTCACTTACAGGAAAGGAGATCAACCAACTTGGATGGAATGGGAGAAAGGACCAAAGTCCAAATAGGCACAAAATGCCGAGGGTCCGGGTCAGGAAGCCTCACTCACGGAAAGTATTCAATTTTTGAAAAATAACAAAATTGAATACAAACAGAATTTTCTACAATATAAACCATGATTACAGTAAAAAAACCGTCCGGTTATCTTTTCAAAGAAGTCAAAGAGAGGATCATTTTTCTCCTTTGTCTGGCCAATTATGGTGGAATGATAAAGGTCAGGATCAATGATGAACGGGTGTGGAAGAATTTTCGAAAAGGCCATTTTGCCTTTTCCCGTTACGAATACTTCCATGTCAACTTCCTAAATGGTGTGACATGGCTTCTCATTTTCAGTTTCTACATGACGAGGCCCAAGCGAATCATCATACCACGATCACCTTCTCTGTGTTACTGGAGAAATGATTATGGTATGATCAGGGGCTTGAACGCTTATTCCTCTGACGATGGTGATGATAAGATCATGGACCTGAACGCTTATGCCACTAACGATGAAGACATGGGCGCCTATCTTGAATACAATGATGACGAGTTGAGAGCCTATTTTGAATACATCGGAGCTTACTATCCAATCTCTGTTTTCGACTTGGACATTTTCATGTGGAATCATTACGAGGATGACGATGAAATGGAAGATTCCATAAAGGAAATCAATCAAGAACTATGGGATCGGAAAAAGAGAAGACAGGACCACACTCCCAAACGGAGATGGAAACAGAAGATCCGGAGACGAAAGCGGGATGCACCTCAAAAAATTGAAATTTGAAAGAAAATCATATCAAAAAAAATGTCATTGAGTAGAAAAGATCTCGAGAGTCTGATCAGAGAATTGAGGGGAACAGACGAGGCATCTGTTCGTTTGTTCCTAGACTCTTATCTGGAGGGCGTGCGGGTTTCCGAGAAGGTGAAACAAGTTTTGGTGACCCTTTTGTCGAGCAAAAACCCACATCCAAACACACCAAGTCTGATCAAGGCCCTGCAGGGAATATAATACAAAAACAATTTGTATTGTATAAATTGACTTTCATCAAAAATGGTATAATCTGGATAGATTTCGAGCTAACTTTCGTCAGGAATAACAAACTCATCAATCTTTTTCACCGATATATTGACAACCTCGCCATTGAATCGTTCCACCCACTTTTTACTTTCTCGAATGTGACGTTTGGTGATACTGGTGTTATCAACCAACATAATGAATTTTGGTTTTGGATGTCTCATCCCTCGACCTACAGTCTGAATCCATGGCTCAATCTCTGCAAAAGAATGAAGTAACCATACCAATTGTGAGGCTGCACCCTTGAAATTTTTACAGGCATTCTTTTCGTCAAAACCAGTTCCCATCTTGGAACTTGTTCCAACCAAAAACTGTTTTGTATCACATTTCTTAATCGTTCCATACAACTCAGCGCATTCATGACCCTCACTTTCCAGCTCTTTTTTAATCATCTTGCAATGTTCCTTTCTTGAGGCGATAAACATTTGTTTAATGTGAGCATGACGTTTTGCGATACGGTAGATAATATCATTTCTTTCATCACTTTCCATTTGTAGTTTAAGAAGATCTGTCCAAACTTTATTTGGATCTGGATTAAAATCTATCCCAGTCTGGATAAAATAGAATTTGAATGGTTTCTCATTTGTGACCTCAATACAATGAGAACCACCTAGAAGATGCATGCATGTTTCCATGCCATCTGAACGATCCGGGGTGGCCGTCTCAATCAATATTTTATCAGGTCTAACACAGAGTAAACTCTCTACTTTATCTGCGGTACAAAAAGTATGTGCCTCGTCAATGATCAAAAAACCAATCTTTTTTCTTATTTTCTTGGGAATTTTCATGGCCCGTTTGTACATACAAATGAAGACCCGACCGTTCTCAATCGGAGACTTCCCTGATCCCTTTTTGGGAACTCTGACAGCCTTATCATTCACCATAATTATTTGTTCCTTTGGAATATTTGTCCACTCGTGAAAAGTAGCCACCCATGCATCGGCAATTGTTTCTCGATGGACTAGGATAAGTGTCCAGTAGTTGTATTTCCAGGTTAGGAGAGCACCCATAAAAGTTTTTCCAAAACTAGGATAAAGAGCCAAGGTGACGGTGCGTTCTTTCTTGATGTATTTAACCGCTTCTTCATAAACCGGGACTTGATAAGGGCGAAGTGACCCTTTAAACATCCCTTCTTTACCATCCGGGAAGAGTTTGGGATACTCACGACGTTTCAGATACTGACCATATCTTTCCTGGTATTTCTCATCTGAAAAATAGGAACGGACGAAACGAAATGGAAGATAAATCCATTTTTTATCCTCATCTAACTTGAACATTTGAACTGTTTTTGGAGCGGCATTTCCGCCGAATTTCTTGTTCCCCTTTCCAAATTTTTTGGAATTTCTTTTCTCTTCTGTGACGGTTAGAAGTTTGTTAAGTTTTTTGGTTTCTCCGTCCTCTTTCAAAAATTCAAATGGTAGTCTGATAGACATATTAGCTTTAATATGTATACTGTTTTAACATTATTCAATTTCTAGACTCTGATTCAAATACCTTCTTAAATAACCAGGAGAAGTACCCCGGTATATTTTGCCAACTGCCATCTCAAAATCAGTGAACATCAATAAAACTGCAACGGATGTGAACCAAAGAGCATTCATACTCAGAGGTGATAAAAAATAGTTGGCTATGTAATTTGTCACCAACGTGCTTGTTGCAATAACAACTATCATCCTGTAATCTTCGATATAATATTCATGATAATCAATCATCTGATGAGCAAAAAATTTTGCAAAAGTAAGATCTTTCTTCAACTTCTCCACCTCTGTTCTCAACTGTTCCACCTCTTCGTTTGGTGTAGTTTCTTCACCTCCACTTTCGGAATGAACACTCTCCACATCGTGGATTCGCTCTGGTTCACCAACTATGTAGCTGAACATTCTCTTTTCACAACCTCCTTCTTTTAGGGAAATCAATTTTAGAAACTTGATCTCTATATTTCCATTTCGGGAGTGGAATTGGTCCATAATAATGATGCCAAAGCATGGTCTGCGGATCGCTATTTAGAATAGCATGAGGTGGAAAATAGTGAACTATTTTGAAAATGTCAATCAATTTCATAGGATCAGCTAGGATTAAATGATCCCCTGCCTTGATTTCAAATGAGTAACCAACCTCCCATATTTGTGATGAACCCTTGAAGAGGGATCTATATTTCATTCTTCGGATTCCATTCTTAGGTATAGTAAACCACCAATATGTCATTATCTTTCTAACAGATAAGATATTTTAACTAAAATCGATTTCTAATCCAATTCTTATTTTGGAAAAGTATGTCTATCTGTTTAACCGCCGGAGAACAATCAGAAAACCATGTCGGGATGGAAATCAATGGTGCCGGATTAGCTAGAAAAGGTTTCAGTGTAAAAAGTTTGAAGAAATTTGCTGATGGTTATGGTGGAGAATTTCATCTTTTTGAGAATCCCGAAGAGGGTGAACCAGATGGGGCGGTGGTCATTTTTAGAGATGGTTTGAGTAAGATCTTCTCGATTGATCCTGACAAACTTATGGAAGAACAACTTAGTTTCGAATGGGACAAAAAGTACTGGGATCGGAGAAGATCAAGAGTACAAAACAAAGTAGCACGTTATAATGTTTGTTATGGAGAAGAGGGCCAAGAGCCTGATTATGAGGATAAGAAAGGAACCATTATTGGATACGATAGTGTTCCTCTTCTCAAAAGTTGGAGAAATCGCCTTGATTATTACTTTGGAAAAAAGGCTAAAAATCTTGAGGTGGAGGGAAATTATTATTACAGTTCCAAAAAATGTGGAATTGGGTACCATGGAGATGGTGAAAGGAAAATCGTCACTGCCGCCAGTCTGGGTGAGGCACGACCCATTTCATGGCAATGGTATAAGCGGAGTAAAAAGATAGGAGATCCCTATTCTTTTTTACTCAATCATGGTGATATTTACATTATGAGTGAAAAGGCAACAGGGAGTGATTGGTTGAAGAAGGTCATCCCAACTTTGAGACATGCCGCTGGAGACAAATACGTGTAAAAATAACTAACCAGTTAAAAATTACAATGCTTCAGTTTGATTTGGTGAGTGATCTTCATGTTGATCACTGGAATCCCCAATACTCCTCACCAGATCAAATCGGGGAGAAGAAAGATTTTCCAATGATCTGGGAACCCACCTCGGATATTTTGGTCATTGCCGGAGATGTGAGTGACAACATTGAAAACAGTTACAAATATATCAGAAAATTAAGAAGATACTATAAGGATATTATTTTTATTGATGGAAATCATGAGCACTATCCCGTTAAACCATATTTACTTGACACGACTCTTTTCCCAGAATATAATAATATTCACTATCTTGGAAAAAGGGATGTTGTAATTGATAAGACTGTTTTTATTGGGGTTTGTGGTTGGTGGGACTGGAGTTTTTCACAGCCCGATCCAATTATTTCACCTACCCTAACACAGAAAATCTTGGAGCGGGGCCGGATTGAGGCAGATACACTTGAACGAAAAATCAAGATTTGGGGATCCAATCCAGAGGTGGATGAGATTGTCATTGTCACTCATACTGTTCCGAGAGCCAGGTTTGCTCGTTATGTTGATACGGATCATAACTCACGTTTTGGAAAATTAAATTCTCATTGGTTACATAATTATGGAATGAATAAGATTACTAGATGGGTATTTGGACATAACCATAAAAGTTTTAATGATGTGGAGGATGGGATTCTGTTCCAGTCTAATCCACGAGGACGGCCTGTGGATTTTGACCGGGAAGAGTATTCTCAGTCTCCTTCTCCACCCCCTCCACCGATGGATCTCCATCAGTTTGAGTGATAAGTTCTTTCGCCCCTGATGTGATCCCGGTTACATGAGCTGGGAATTTCTCCCGCATTTTGATGTACTCTTTCACCTTCTCAAGAGGATTTATGTACCTGTAACTGTATTCGCAACCTTTCCGAAGAAGGGAAATTCCTCGTTCAAAATCTTTACTCAAAATAGTACATTTCCTGAGAAGTTCGGGGGTTTTGACCCTATCATGTGTCATTCGCCGTTCAAGAATTTCAAACATAGTATTCCATTCTTTCAATTCAAGTGTACAGTCATAAAGAGGTTCAAAACTCTCCAAATCTCCTCTCATAAAGGCCTTGTAAAAATTCTCTTGAGCTTTCTTGAGGATGTCATAGTCCCGTTCTTCCCATTGTTCAAGAAGCTCCTCATCATCGGTTTCAAATTCTTCTCTACTGTCAAGATAAGCATGACCAGCCATTCGATAACCAAGTGTCAGTTTTTCATTCATTTCCTCAAAGTGAGATAGCAACTCTTGATGATCAAGAGATTCAAGTAGAATTTTCCTTATGTATATCATATCATATCCATCTCTCAACTCCTCACGATCCTTGTCTCGTTCCAAACCTTCCATGAGCAACACTTGTATAATTGGGTCCTCTGGATCTTTGTAATGAGCTGTCAAGGCCATTCCATAGTATCCAAGTGGCACAAGATCACTCTTGCTGATGGTCACTTCTTCAAAATGTTTCATGGCCTGATCAATGTCAAAATAATCACCATCATCCAACTCTTCACCATAAATTAGAAATTTCATAGCAAGGATATAATGGTCATTTGGTGTCTTTTCCTCTTTGAGGAGTAGTTTTCTAAAAAACCGATTCCCAGATGTCATGTTAAAAATCTATTTTTTCTTAGAAAGATAGATTTTGAGAATCAATTTCTTTTTACGCATCATTGAGTACCATTTCACCCAACTTGATCAAACAATCACGGTTTCCTGCACGGGCACCCTTCTTGAAGAACTCTTCAGCTTCTTTGTCATCTCCTTCGGCAACACAGATACACCCAGCTATGTATAGCCATTCTGGTTCATCTCTGCGACCATTCATAATCATCTCCACCGAATTGGGTTTGCGGGGTTTAGGAACCTCAACGTATGTTTCGGAGCCACTCTCTTCTTCATAATCTGGGAGAGGTTCAAATGTTTTGGGATTCATCTTCCCCTTGATCCTTTCCTTGGCCACATTGAGAATTCTTCCCTCATCCTCTGTCCAGGCCAAATTCTGGGCCTCCTCCTCGAGGAACTGGAGAGCCAATTTCAGATCCACATCACGACCACCCTTTCCATACTCATGGAATTTGGAAATCTCCATCCATCCCATGAAACTGTTACTCTCCTGGAAACATTCATAAGCCTTGCTCAAGTCCTTCTCACAACCTAGACCGTCAAGATAGCATACTCCAAGACGGTAGGCGGCTTCTCCATGTCTTCCTCGTATTCCGTCCAGAATCAGATAAGCTTCTCTTGGATCCCTGCTTGGATCCACCGCATAATCAAAGGCTTGATTAGTTATCTCATCCTCATCCTCTGCATAGGCGAGGGCTTCCAAAAACTTTTTCTTTCCCAAATAGTATTCGGTCAGTTTCTTTTTTGCCTCCTTATCCTTCAGAACACTTTTCAACAATTTAACCCCCTCCTCTTCTTTGTAATTGTCAAGATAAATTTTTCCGAGTTCAACAGTTGCTTTCTCATGTCCTTTGTCACTGGCCTTCTTGAATTCGTTACAGGCTCCTGTTGTGTTTTTGGTTTGGAGATAACACATTCCCAACCAATACTGTCCTTCAGTCGATCCTTTTTCACTCGCATAAAAAAGTTCGTTCAGTGCACCAGCATAGTCTCCTTCCTTCATTTTGACAACCCCGAGACCCTCGATTGCCTTGTCCTTAATTTCTTCTTCAGTGGATATGAGGGCCGTCTCGAACTTGTTCCGTGCCCCAACCAATTTTCCCTCCTCGAGGAGCTTCCAGCCGAAGAAAACCGAACACAATTTCGACCCATAGGCAGAACCCTGAGACAGACAAAAATATGGATCTGAACTCTCAAACGAAATGTAATACCAGGCGTCC